CGGAAAGAGTGAGATTCGAACTCACGGAGGCTTTCACCTCGACAGTTTTCAAGACTGTTGCCTTAAACCACTCGGCCATCTTTCCTTATCGTATCTCAAAGTCCAGTTTACGAACCTTACGATTTCTCCTTTCTTCTTGAAATTGTAAATCTTCTCTGGTAAGAACTGCTGATTTTGAGACTTCTTTTGTTGAGTTTAGCATTATCACTCTGGACAAGTCAACAGCAGTAATTTTATCACCACAAACAGTTGCCATATTTGGACAACCACATGACACCGTTTTGGTTGGGTGTGAAGTCAATTCTTTATTACAATCTTTACATCTAATGCTTAACATTGTCCCTTTTTTACGTATTTATAATCTTTAATAAAACAATTTAAACTATATCTAAATCCAGTTTCACTTTCATTATATTTTCCCTGAACACTTCCATGTATAAAATTGCCATCGAAAATTACAGCAGTGTTTTCAAAGTTTGATATTTGAACTGATATTTTATCATTTTTTTTGTTCATGAAAAAGGTACCATTCTCAAAGTTGCATTTTTCTCCTTGTAAATAAACTAAAATATGTAAAGGAAACCCATCTACATGTGGATTATATATCGTATTTTTTCTTTTATAAAATCTAAGTTCACAATCAATTATTTCTACATTAAATTTTTTTTTAGCACAATCAATAAAAACTTTATATAAATTAAAATCTATATCTCTAAGATCTTTTGTAGAAAAACTTCTTTTACTTGAATTTGTATCATAATATTGACAATCTAAACTTGATGTTATAAATTTATCATACAAATTTTCTGTAAAAAAAGAATCAATATAGCACAATTTTTTCATGATCAAAAATTTTTTTAAATATTTATAATGAGAAACTAGAGTACTCAAATAGAAATTCTTTCACGTATTTTCAATTATTTAGTTTTAAACTTATAAACTGCTTATTTTTTCCACAAAAAATTAAAAGGACATTTTGTTTTTTCTTTATTATCAAATATAATAGAAGTATAATCAAATCCCTGACAAATTCCAGATTCAAAAAAAGATTGTCTTTTTTGAGTGTTTTTAATTTCATCTTCTGGAATTTCTTTTTGAATTAATTCAAATTTATCATTTTGATTTTCGGTATGAAACTTAATATTAAAAAGAGGATCTCCTCTCTCAATAGAAATTGGTTTTAGTCTGTCAACAATAATAGCTCCAATGTTTACATTTCTAGACCATTTACTCAAATTAAACCAAGCTCCACAATGATAAAAATTATTGTTTAATGATGTAAGAGGATGTGGTGAGACTGAAATCCAAACATTTTTTTCGTTCGTCCAGAAGAAGTTACTAAACAAATCTACAATTTGAAGTGTTGTAAAATTTTTTTCTTGCCAATTAGGAGTTAGATATATGTATTTGGACAATTCTTCTGAACTTAAATTGTTTGAAATAATATTATCATTTTCAGTCACTTGTAAATGTATTTTACACGAAGCATAAACAGTAAATGTATCGTGTGTTTGATGTTGCCATGCTGGGCAAGTAAAGAATGCAGACTTTTCTGAAAAATTACTAGAATATCTTTTAATTGGAATAAATATTTCTCTTGACGAGCATGGATTTTGCGGCACATAATTGTAATAAATTTTCTTTTTTGTCATTGTTTAATTTATCTTTCAATATATACATATATATAATCAACATATAAAAATTAAAACGGTTTTTGGGAAATTTCACAACCTGGACTTGAAACAGGGATCAAGTGATTAAAAGTCGTCTAACTCTACTGATGATCTATTGTAAAATATAATCCCTTAAGAGGGAAGCGAAATAGCGGATTCGAACCGCTGACGTTCTGCTTGGAAGGCAGACATTCTACCGCTGAATTAATTTCGCATAAAGTAATCATAAATTATTTCATTGTGTTTGTCAAGAGCCCTCAAACGGATTTGAACCGATGACCTTCGCTTTACAAAAGCGTTGCTCTACCACTGAGCTGCAAGGGCATAGAAAAGGGGCACGAGTGCCCCCTTGAGATTCGTCAGAGTTCTATACCAAAGAAGGTACAGAAGTCCTCGAAAATGCAACAATTTTGTTTGCGTTTGTTTGTTTGTTCCGTCAACAGATAAAACCTTTATACCCCGTCGAAACTTGTGATACCCCTTATAGTGGAGTATTCGGGTACTGCCCCCGAGTCCGAAGCATCAGAATTCTTATCCTCTTGAACATCAATATTTATAGCACGATTTATGAGATGATGTCAAGTCCAAAGATTATGGTCATACTCCCAGTGGCAGTTACGACATAATGGTATTATATTTTGTTTTGAGTTTATTTCACTGACCATTATACTATCACTAAAAGAAGCAATAGGTTTTATGTGTGCAACCTCTATATGTTTATTATATCCACATTTGACACATTCCGTAAAACCAAGTTTTTTGCCAATTGCTCTTGCTCTTGTTCTTATCAAAGCGAATGCAGATGACTTGTGGTGATTTTCATATATTGCTTCTTTAAGAGTCATATCCTTTACTTCTCTATTTTTCACCCATATTAAATAGTGCTCCACACAACGAGCTCGATTTGCTGTTATCGGTTTTCCACAATCTAAACATTTATGTTCAGGTTTTCTTTTAGGTACCTTTTTATTATTGTATGAAGCAGCACAACTTCTACCGCAAAATTTTGGGTTAGAAGTATCTTTTTCACAAAATAAACATTTAGTCATAATGGAACCTTTTAGTTACTATTATTTATACACTAAAAGGTTCTAACAGGCACGGAGAGGGTCGAACTCCCAATCGACATCTTAGCTTACCACTACGGATTTCCCCGCCATTTCTGTTTGTGGTCTGGACTTTCTCTTTACCATATCATCAAAGTGATTTAGGCACTTCCCGTCAAGTCTCTACACCTTCATCTTGCGATGCTTGGCTCGGGATTGTCTTAGTCAAAAGACTTTAGAGTTCCCCGAATTTGAGAAGTTTCACTTATAAGGTTTCCCAAATAAGGCTCCTATTGAAGGATGCTGCATTATCCATTATGCTACGTGCCCTTAAGAGACCTCCTGGTTTGTGCATCGTTGAGAGGCATAGGAGGGGTGAGTCTTACACAAGGTTTGGACTCCTGCTGCCCATAAACCCATCATATCACGGCAAGGGGCACGAGTCAACCCAAGGGGCACAGATTCTCATTTCCCCTCCAAGTTTTTTACATTCATCAGTATAGCACACGGATTTATCTATTGGATATTCGACATATCTTTGTTCGTATTTCTTATCATACTCGGAAATAATCCGATTATACTCTGGATTTACGGCATCGATTGCCCTGTTCACATCTCCTTTGATTCTACGATCTAAAAGAATTGGATCAGTAATAATCCAACCATTCAAAGGTTTTCCTGGTATTTTTCTTTGAATTTGATCGACAATATCGTAAATTTTTTCTTCGGGAATATGAGTACACTGCGATATTCCCGTTACAACGGAAGTCAATATGACCCCTATAATCGCATATCTAAAAATATTTGATTTCTTTTTACCAAATTGGAAATCAAATTTCATAGACAATCAAGATGCCTTTGCTTCCTTACGGGCATTCTTCTCTTCGGTGATTTCTGTTCTTCTTTCCTTTACAGCTTTAGCAACTTCTTGAAGTGCTTTACGAGCACGAGTTCCTGCAGCATTATTTCCTGCAACAAACTTATCATCCTCGTCTTTCCATACATCTACGGCATCCAAAAGTTTTTGTATTGTTTCTGACATTTTTTATAAAAAGTGATTACATTTATATATAAAACAAAAAAAGTGGGGAGGGTTCTCCCCACCAATCAATTTAGGTATCAAGTACCATCTTGTTAGCATAACGATAGGCAAAGTCGGTACGAGCACCATGATGCCCCCAACGTATCCATCTTGATGCAAGACCCATATAACTGTCAATGGATCTTCCAGGGGTCTTCATTCCCCTCTCAATCATCTTCCAGTCACTCTCATTCAACATATAGTTGAGTTGAGTATCAAGTGAAGATGGACTACCACCAAGACGGGCAGCATGATTTCCTAAACCATTATACCTTTTGAGTTCTTCCATACCAAAAAGAAATTGGAAGTTCATCAATAGAGTTTATATATTTGTTTTCTTTTCCATTTGTAATCCACCTTTTACCATAACAAGGATTTTTCTCACCAAGTTTTGCCTCAATGTGCTTTCTTTTTGTTTCTGGATTTTGATGAGATTTGATTGCTGCTTTTCTATGCTTCTCAACTACTTCTGGACGGTTATGGGATATTTTTGCAGATTCAATTTTTCTTTTTCTTACTTCAGGTGTATTTAATGACTTAATTAAGTTTTGTCTTGCTTTCTCTTTTAATTCTGGATTACTCATAGGATTGTATTTAGTTTTCATCATCTCACTTCTTTTCTTATTTGATTCTTTACCGGGACCTTTGTTGTAATAAAATCCAGTAGAAGTTTGTTTTGCTCTATTTACAAAGTGTAGATTTTTATCTATTTCATAAAAGTTGTGAAGAGCACATTCTGCTTCAAGTGCTTTATCCACACTATCAAAAGTTTCTAATATAATTTTTTGAGTAGGACGAAAAGTTTTATCGTGAAAGCTTCCAAAATAACTTATATCTTCTTCTGGAAGACACTTACATTCTCTTTTTCCAATATATCCTCTTCCATATTCCTCATAGGAATAATAGACATAAAAATGTTTCATAATACTCTAACTTGTGTGGTATTACTATTTATACAAGAAAAAGAGCACCTTACGATGCTCCAAGTCTTACCTGAAAAGTTACCACACAAGTCAGGTGTATGTATTTAGGAACTCACTTCAGTAAGAATTAATTTACGAGAATAATTATAAGCAAAATCAGTTCTTGCACCATGATGGCCCCAACGAATCCACTTACTAGCATAATACATATACTGGTTAATAGATTTGCCAGGAGTTTTCATTCTTGGTTCAATCATTTTCCAATCAACTTCATGTAACATATATTTAAGTTGGGTATCAATTGAAGATGGATTTCCTCCAGTATGATAAGCAAATTTACCTAAACCATCATATCTTGCTGCATCTGTAAATTGGATAATTCCAAATCCACCGGATCTACAAGACTCATATTTTATTCTTGCACCACCTTCACAAATATTGGGAACAAATCCAGATTCCTGTTTTATGTTTCCCATAATGGTGGCAAGGGCATTCTTATCTTTGATTCCTTGTTTTTGCAAGAAATTCAAAGCATAAGTTTCTGTTTGATTACACCCCTTACATATCCAAATCTTTTCTTTATTTTCGACCTTCGTTTCTGTAATGTTTAGTTTTTCAGATTTGGTGTCTTTCTGATTTGGAAGTTCTTGAACAGTAAGTTCTAAACTTTCTTTCTCAGGAACTGGTGGATCACTCACTGGTATTAGTAGTGGTGAATTAAACGCAGTTAAAACTGAAAGGAGTGTAATTGTTGAAAATAGCATTAAGTTTAATAGAATTCGGCATCCGTATAGAAGAGGGGTATACCACCTCTCTCGAAGGGCATCTTCCACGGCTCTAGGTTGTCACGTCAAAATCTCATAATAAAAAAGCAATCTTTTTAAGGATTGCTTAAGCATTATATTTTATTATTTAGGTTTTGTCAAGAATCTGGTTTACCGAACATCAATTTCCTGATCTCCAAAGGTGCTATCATCTTCCAGGCAAATATAAGAAATCTCATCTTGACCCTCAAGATCTAACCATTCCTCAAATTCACCTGCGATGGCACGGGCAGTATCATAATCCTCTGCTGTTCGGATTCGTTCAATTGCCCAGTCACGAACCTGCACGATGGGTTCAATCTGTGTTTCCATAATAATGTCTTTGGAAGTTTCCTCTATCACTATAGGAGCACTTGATTCTTCCGTCAAGTGCTTTAGGATTTTTTTAATAAATTTTAAAAACATTTTCAGTATAAATAATTTTAATGGAAGAAAGTATTTCTATGACTTGGAAATATAACGACGAAGATTTTATAGATGCTCCTAAAGGCATAGAAGGATTTGTTTATCTGATAACAAATTTAACAAATGATAGAAAATATATTGGTAAAAAATCTTTTTGGTCAAGAAGAAAAGATAAAAAAACTGGTCGCAGAAAAACAAAAGAAAGTGATTGGAAAAATTATTTTGGTTCCTGTGATGAATTAAATGAAGATGTAAAACTTTTAGGAGGAGATAAATTCTTAAGAGAAATACTTTACTTATGCCCTCATAAAAAATCTATGTCTTATTATGAAACTATGGAACAATTCAAAAGAGATGTTCTAATGACTGATGATTATTATAACACAAATATTGAGGGTAGATTTTTTGTAAGCGAAAGAGCAGGAATTTATGAGGTTGTTTTGAGAAATGATAAGTATAGAGAAGATAAACGAAAACTTATGACTGGCGATAACAATCCTGCTAAAAGACCAGATGTTAGACAAAAATTGAGTGAAATGTATTCTGGTGAAGGAAATCCTATGTATGGAACAAAACTATCAGAAGAGCATAAAAATAAACTTTTAAATTCCAGGAGACATAAGATTAGTGATGGAACTAAAACTTGGAAAAGTGTAACTGAATGGATGAAAGACAATAAAGTGGGATTTCAAAAATATAAGAAACAATTAGAGGAGGGTATTATATTTTTAATTTAATACCTATACTCATCAATAATGTTAAGAACTTCGTCCAAATATTTATGAGCCAGAACCTTGGGATTCGTAATAAGTTGATTTACTTGATCTTCATATAACTTATGTTTTAATTTCAATACACGAACTTTGAGTTCGTCTTTACTCATTTCATTTCTTGGCATAAAAAAGGGGAGTGTTGATTACTCCCCTATCTATACTTGATATTAAAGTTTGAAACCGCTGAATGTGTCTTTTTTCACACTATTTTGTTGCGTTAAAAAATTAAATAATATTAAGTCCTGGTTCTAATATTTTATAGTCTTTTCCGTCATAAACAACTCCAGAGTAATATTCTACAGTATCCAAAACAGAAAATATATTATATTCTCTACCATCTTTAAATGGTGTTATATCTATCAAATCCCCATAAGTATTTTTCCAAATACTATGATATATTGCACATCCATAAGTTTCATCATCAACATCTGTGATTAAATAATATCCACTTATTTTTTCTCCACCATAGGTATTCACATAATGATTTACATTATTGTGGCAGTTTGCGTCGGCACATAAAGGTTTAGAAACTACAGGAACTTTTAACAAAGTATGAGAGAACTTACAATACTCCTGAAGTTTTATCACACACTCATCTTCTGGTAGTGATATTCTAAACTTTCTCAATACTCCATCCATTTTTTCTTGGCCCTTTTCTATCATAAAGAATTGCTGCGTGCATAGTTGCATATGATATTTTATTTTGATTGCAAAATTTCTTAAGTTCCCCAAAAACTTTAAAATTTTCTCCAGAAGGACTTGTTAAAAGATAAGTTACTGAAGTATTATTTTTTCTTCTTCCGTTCTTGAATTGTTCTTTCAAGGAAGAACTAATTTTTTCAAGAGTTTCTTTAGAATGCTTTTTCCCATAATTAGGATTATTTTTACCAGATACTTTTAAGGAAGTTTTTTTCTTACTTTCTTCAGTATGAGATTTTCCAGTAAATCCCATATTTCCTCGTTCCTTTTTTGTTTCCAATCTTTTCTGGATTTGTTCTTCCCATTTATCCCCATATATTTCTTGATATGTTCTTCCTTTTAATTTTGGTGGCCTTGAATTTTCGCATATATTCATCAATATTCCATTTTCATCATATCTAACTCTACCACATTTCTTTATCAATTGCTCCTCATACTCATATGCATCATTTTCATTCTCAAAATATTCAACTATTTTAATTTCTGGTTCATATCCTTCTTTTCTTATCTTTTGTATTTTATTATATTTTCTCTTATTCTCACTTTTTGCTCTTGATTTTTCCGACAAATGAAAATAGACCCGATTATCTTTACCCTTTCCAATATAGAAAGGAAGATTAACTCTCGGGTCTATTAATTCATAAACATAATACATTTTAACAAACTGAACTCTAATACTATTTATATAATATTCTACTTTAGTCTGTTGTATCTGTCAAAGTTTGAAACCGCTGAATGTGTCTTTTTTCACATCTTGTTTGATTCCACCAACCACATAACTTTCAACTTCCGTTTCCTGGGGTGCCACCTGAACTGATTTAGAGGAAATCCAGTGCTGAGTCCAAGGAAGTGGGTTATTGTTTGCTGCGATATCATATTGTGGTTTTAATCCTATTGCCTTGAGTCTGCGATTTGCAATCCACTCAACATATTGCTGAAGAAGTTTATCGTTTAATCCGATCATACTACCATTCTTGAAAAGATAGTCAGCCCATCTTTTCTCTTCGTTGACAGCACGATCAAACATTGCATAAACCCACTCTTCTTCTTCCTTTGCAATCTGTTGCATTTCGGGATCATCACCTTCTCTCCACTTATTCATAATATTTTGAGTAAGTGCTAGATGTTGATTTTCGTCTCTTGCGATAAGGCTAATGATTTTAGCTGATCCTTCCATAAGCTTAAGTTCGCCAAAGGCGAAACTACAAGCAAAACTAACGTAAAACCGAATTCCCTCAAGAATGTTAACATTTGCAATTGCTCTGTACAACTTTCTTTTGACATCATTGAGTGTATCTTTTGCGAGAGGAACGTTTTCAAGTTGATACATCCATTGATCGGATGATCCATAATTCTGTGCTGCGGTTATAAAATCATCATATGATTCTGTAACACTCTTAGCGCGTTCAAGAATGCGCTCATCAGTAATAATTGTATCAAACACTTCAGATGGATCTGAGTATATGTTTTTGATTATGTACGTATAAGAACGACTATGAATCATTTCCATGAACTCCCAGACAGTCATACATGCTTCCAGTTCTGGTAAAGAACAATATGGAAGAAATGCTAATCCGGGACCACGACCCTGTACACTATCTAGCATAATTTGATACTTCAAATTAGATGTGTAGATATGTTTTTGTTCGTCTCTTAACGTTTGATAATCACCTCGATCTTTTTGCAAGGAAACCTCTTCAGGTCTCCAAAAATACCCTAGTTGTTGAGTTGTTAACTTATCAAAGATTGGATACTTATAAGAATCATAACGTTGAATTCCCAAAGGTTTTCCAAAAAACATTGGTTGTTTTTTGTTGTTGACTTGTTCTGTATTGAAAACAGTCATGCCTTTGACTTGCGTCTTGTTCTCCGTGGAAGAAACTTTAGATTGTACAAGATTCACACTCTCCCTCCTCTACTTTGCTTAACTCATGAATTAGGTCATTTAAACTGGGTTTCTTTTCTTCTATCACTTCATCAGTTTTAATGTCATAGGTATTCTGATAGTAAGAAGTTTTCCACCCATACTTGTATGTAGTCAGAAAATCATTTGCCATTATTGAAACTGGCACTTCATTATCTGGATAATTTTCTGGATTATAAGACCAGTTTCCAGAGATGGCCTGATCAAAAAATTTCTGAATCATCGCAACAATTTTAATATATCCATCATTACTTTTCATATCCCAGAGCAACGTATAATTATTTTTAAGTGTTGCGTATTGGGGAACAATTTGTTTCAGTGGACCCTTCTTGGATTTCTTGATGGACAGAAATCCCCGAGGAGGTTCGATACCATTAGTTGCGTTAGATACCACAGAACTGCTCTCGGAAGGCATCTGTGCGGACAGTGTGGAGTGTCTGAGACCGTGTTTCAGAATCGATGCTCTGAGTCCTTCCCAATCGTGATTAAGTTTTACGGAAGATATTTCATCTACATCTTTCTTATAGGTATCGATAGGAAGAATACCATCAGAATACTTGGTGCGTCCAAAAGATTCACAGTATCCTTTTTCTTGAGCAATCTTATTTGATGCCTTGAGAAGAAAATATTGAAAGGATTCTGAAAGTCCGTGAACCGCATCCCATGCTCCTTGAGAATCGTATTTGAACCCCAGTTTAGCAAGATAATGTGCCAGACCAATATAACCGATTCCAAGAGATCTTCGTGCCTTTGTAGCAACTTCTGCTGCCTTGACCGGATACTTTTGATAATCAATGAGTTCTTCGAGAGCACGAACAGAAAGTTCACAGAGTTCTTCGAGTTCATCATCGGACTTGACTTTACCTACGTTGATAGCAGAAAGAATGCATAATGCAATTTCTCCTGTGGTCTCATCAATATGCTGAATCGGAACTGTTGGTAATGTGATTTCTTGACAAAGATTACTCATCTCAATCTTATCCTTAAAAGAACTGTGAGTATTACAGTGATCTATATTCATAATATAGATTCTGCCCGTTTCTGCTCTTTCTTTAAGAAGACTGAGAATAAGTTCTTGTGCCTTAATCTTTTTTGACGGAACAGACGAATCATTTTCGTATTGAACGTATAAATCATCAAACTTGTCTGTTCCGAAAGAATCATATAGTCCAGGTACATCGTGTGGGGAGAAAATCGTAATCTCACCATCTTGAATAAATCTTTCATAAAATATTTTACTAATCTGAATTGAATAATCTAACTTACGAACACGATTGTCTTCCGTACCTTTGTTATTTTTGAGAACTAATATATCATTTATTTCTTGGTGCCAGATTGGAAAGTGGACAGTAGCACTTCCACCACGAATCCCGTTTTGTGTGCAGCACCTAACAGTTGACTCAAACTTTTTGAGGAATGGGATAACACCTGTATGCTGAACTTCTCCACCTCGGATTTTACTGTTGATGCCACGGATTCTGCCTGCGTTGATACCGATACCAGCCCTTTGTGAGACATACCTGCCAATAGCCATATCACTGCTAAAGATACTATCGAGGGAGTCATCAACATCAACCAGAACACAAGATGCAAATTGACGAAGGGGAGTTCTGACCCCTGCCATGATTGGTGTCGGAATGTTGATTCTGTGTCTTGAGATTGCGTCATAATACCTCTTGACGTATGAAAGTCTGGTTTCTTTGGGATATTCCGCAAATATTGTGAGTGCGATCATAACGTACATAAACTGTGGAGTCTCATATACTCCACCACCACTGCGATCCTGTACAAGATACTTATCAACTACCTGACGCAATCCTGCATAGGTAAACAGATAATCACGATCATGACGAATAAATGAATTTACAGCATCAATATCTTCCTTGGAGTATTTATTGTAAATATCAGAATCATAAACTTCTGCGGAAACGCAGTCCATAATATGTTTCTCAAGATGTGGAAGTTCCTGCATCTTTCCATAAAGTTGCTTACGAATTGAAAATAGAAGCAGACGAGCAGCAACAAATTGATAGTTCGGGTGTTCTAAATCAATCAAATCACTTGCACTACGAATCAAAATTTCTTGAATTTCGGCAGTGGTAATTCCATCATAAAACTGAATTCCAGACTGTATCTCAACTTGTGATGCAGAAACCCCCGCAAGACCCTTACATGCCTCATCAACCATTAAATGCATCTTATCAAGATCTATTTGCTCAACGTGCCCACTTCTTTTTTTAACCTTAAGACCGTTACTCATATTTTTTTCCAGGTAGTAAATTTAAGTGTTGCTTCTAATCCTACATATGTATTTGATTCAATCATTTCCTTAACGTTGTGTCCAGAAAGAATCATATCATTAATATCTTTTTCCTGAATATTATTGGGCCAGATTACAACTTTTTCTCCACGATCAATGCACTTTGAGATTCTTAAGTGAATTTTAGAATTTCGTGGTTCATTATCATAGATCCACACAGGATCGCAAATCCCCCACTTACTAATATCACCATCAGCTCCGCACAGAGCAATCGCATTTGAAAGGAATGTGGAATCAAACGGTCCTTCAGTAACGTAAACAGTTTCGTCCTTTTTAACATCATCAAGTCCATAAATTTTTGGTGCATCTTCGTGGAGCATTACAGTAATATATTTAATCTTATTAATACCCAGTGATCTTCCCTGAAATCCAATTAAAGTCTTTTCATAAAACATTGGAATGATGATTCTTGGTTCATCATACTTCGTATCATCAAAGGTTTTTTTAAGAGAATTTGTCCATTTCTTAAACTTTTCGGCATAATAAAACTTATCTGGATTTAATTTTCTACCTTGTAAATATCCAGATGCACTTGAGTTTTCAGATGCTCTTGGTAAATCTATCTTTGATTTGAATTCAGGAGTCTTAAATTCAAATTTAGGTTCTTCAACCACAAAGTTTTTACCGGTGTGTCCTTCTTTAAACTTCTCAAAAGAATATTGTTTGTGAATCTCTATATCAATTTGTTTTAGAAAATTGCTAAAAGAGATATTGATACCACAATTATGACACTTGAAGTTTGTATTATTTTTGACCTGATACAAATATCCTCGTGCCTTACTTTTGTTTTTTTGAGAATCTCCACATAAACAACAACGAAAGTTATAAAGATTATTCTTGACTCTTTTAAACTTCTGAAGACGAGAAGATATCAAATTGATGTATTTTACATCAATAAAATCCATAATAAAAAGATAATCATTAATATCAGTATAACAGATTATCAAATCTTGTCAAGACATAGACTTGTAATGATTGCTGTCCACTTGACAATTGAATTGGTAAGTTTTTGAAGTGAATAAATTGTCGTTTTCTTTTGAGTTTTCATTGGCCTGCAATAATGCCAACACTCTTTTATTTATTTTATACGAGTCTGTTCTATACGACGATGATCTTCCATTCCACTTGGAGTAAACCAACCAGATGCCAAACTTGCGAAAAGTGCTACTAATACGGTTAGAACTGCTCCGGTACCAACAGTCATCCATTTGATTTTTGAAATTTCACCAACTTGTTCTTCCAAATCATCAATTCTATCTGATGTTTTTTTATGTTCTTTTTGATTTTCTTCTTTAAGGTTATCAATCATTTTTAAAATTAAGTCATCGGTTCTTTGACCATACTCAATTTTTTCATCGTGAACTGCAAGCATTTTAATTACATTCGTATTAACTTCACTCATTTTTTGAATCGCATCATCAAGTTTGTTGACTATATTTGCAAAGTCAGCAAACTTTTGTTCTAATACGGCAACTTTTACGATTTCTTCTGACATTTTTTTAAGAGCAAAGTTAATATGTTAGATAAGGAGCACTTTGCAAATATGAATTATCATCTGTGACTATTTATTCTTTAAATAATCTAACCAAGGTTTTCTCTTTCCCTTAAAAAACTTCTTTGATTTCATTGTGGGATCAAGTCCAGCAACAGGTCCTTGTGGATTTGCAGATCCACTAAATCCACCTTGAGAACCTGGAGCATTTGCTACCATATTTTCTCTAATAATGGAAATTATTCTATTCAGTGCCTTTTTTTCCATTATAGATTTTGTAAAGTTCTTCTAGACAATCTAAATCAACCTGAATATTATGAATATCTGATTTTGGATACTCTGGGAGTTTTCCAAGAAAAATAATAAAACTTTTAATAGGAGACCAAAGTTCCTTTTCAATTTTGAAAAATAACATTGGTGTTGTTGCCTCACCAAAAATATTATAAAGAATAATGAAATGATTTAGAAGAAGATGAATTTTTAGTTCATCTCCATTCTTATACTTTCGCAGTAACCTTTTAATATATTTAAAATGATTTAAATCTTTATCAAAATCTTCTTTTGTTACTGCTTGTGGGTTTTCATAATTTTTAACTGCAAAGAGAAGAAAATTATCACTATTCAATTCATTAAAAATCATATATCACATTGCGGGTGGATAGTCAGTATTTCCAGTAGTAATACCTGACATCGCAACAAGAACTTCACTCTTAACTCTGATATTACCCTCATTATCTCTATAAGTTGTAACTCCAACCCAACCTGCATGAGATAGTTTAAACTTTGTTGATATTGCTGCTTCTGTTCCGGCATCCTCAACGCCAATCACAGAAGTTTCATGACCACCAGTGACTCTAGAGAATGTGATGACTGCTGCCGTTGCAATTCCAGCAGAAATGGTAGATGCAAGTGAAACACTAGTGACACCAACAGTTGAAACAATTCTATTATTCGCACCACTCACAAATGTGTCTCCCGCAACAACACCAGTCAAAGAATTGACAAAAACTATATTTGTTCCAATACCAGCATTTGTAGTTGCTGCAGAAACTAATACTGTGATAGTTTCAGTATCTCCACCACTGGATTGATTTAGGTGACTATCAAGAACTGCAAATTTTGGAGATTCACTAACTTGAAACTGCACTCCAGAAATTGCTGCTCCACTCAGTCCTGCGGTTGATGCGATTGATAATTGAGTTGTGCTTGCAATTCCAACAATTACAGCATCTCCAAGGTGAGTATTAAATGCTGCTCCAAATCTAATTACATCACCAGTTTTAGCAGCACCAACATTTCCAAAGGTAGTTCCACTACCAGTTACAACAAGAGTGCTATAATCTAAAGATACTGTTCCACCAGAACCGACATTATCATTGTTTCCCCAGAGTGCCATTCTTTTTACCTATAATTCGTTAATCTAAAAAGTATTTATAAAAAAAGAGACCTCGTTAATTTGAGAGTCTCTTTATTTTTTTGCAATAATCATCAAAACATTTCTGACAAATTGATAAACACTATTTGCCTTTATATTTTGATTTTGCCCAATGTATTCTGATAGGGAGAATAACAGTCCAAAGGCAACTGTGAATCCCCAATTTGTGAGAAAGCAAGTAATCACTTACAGTTCTTCAGAAGAGCAACTCTTACGGTAGAGGCAATTACATTATCAATGTCATTATCGGTTGTCTTTACATAACGATCAATCAAATCTACAACCAGTTTTTTTACTTGGCAGGAATTGAGAAACTGAAACAAAATTGGTTTGATTAAATTTACTACGTTTGCCATTTTAAAAATCCTATTACAACAATTCTATTTAGAGATTTTACCTAATTTTAACTATTTTTTAGGATGCATAACTTTTTTAGAGTCATAGTTAGGACTATTAGGATTACTGGGAGAATTTTTCCACCCCTTTTCAAACGCAGGAGTGTTCATTGCATTTACTCTATCAACAAACATTTTTGTATTATCTTGTCGTTCTACTTCAGAAATCTGCTCACCTTCTGGTTGATAAGATGCTTCTAAAGGAAGTTTTCCAGACTTCTGCATTTGAAGTTTTTGACGATCAATTTGCTGCTTTTTTTGCTGAATCATTTTTAGGTTAGCAATCTTAGACTTGTCCAGAAGTTCTGTTTTTTTGTCTACCATAGAATTTACTGGTTCTGTGGTGGGTTCAGGAAGCATTTGTTCCGAAACTTTCTTCTCTGGAAGTCCTTTGTGCTTGGTCTTTGCAAAATCCTTTGCTTGTTTCGTAGTCATTCCTGCAGCAGCAGATGCAACTTCTGGTGATGGTGCTTTCATTTCACCACTTTTTGTTGCATAAACCATACCCATAAAACGTTGTTGGGCTTTGCTTAGTGACTTTTCATCAATCTACCTTTGATCATTCTGAATAGAAGCAATCAGATCCTCACGTTTACATCTTTTTCTTTTTGGTGCTCGTTTTGCCTTTGCTTTTGGTGTTGATGTTCCTTCCGGATCAGAAACTGGTTTTGGTGCTGGTTTTGCCTTCTTTTGAGTGGGTGGGGTATAAGAACCACTACTTACTCTTTCCTTGGTTCCTGCACCTGCACCACGATATGTTGATGCAGATCTGGGTTTTGTCTGTGCAGGACTTGGAGTAGTGTCTCCACCTTCCATTTTACGAGCAACACCCAGAGCACCCCTTGCAACTTTTCTTGCTCCTGTTGCGACTGCTTGTTTTGCCGACTTCTTAAGGTTAGAAAGATATTTTTTTGCTGTTCCTAAAAGTCCTTGCTTTTTCTTTTCTGTGGTCGGAGTATCGTGTCCAAAAGTAACCTTTGCTTCTGTTAGAGCATATTCAAGTGCCTCTTCAATTTCATCCTCATCATATCCGTCATCCAAAAGTTCAGTATAAACATTTTCAACAATATAATCCAACTCATCAAGTTCAACAATTTCAAGCAGAGTTCCACCAAGATTTTCTACAGAATCTTTGATTGTTGGATTAATCGTGATTTTGTTTTTTATATTTTTTTTTTCTTCAACTTTTTTTGCTGCCTCAATATCATCCATTACTTCGGCAAGGTCATTTCTCCAGTTTGAGAAACCTTCCTTTACTTTCTTCTTTGAGATTGCCTTACCAACTACTTTGCGACGATTGTGAAGATACTTATCTGACTTATCGGTATCACCATCATTATCAATATCAGCATCTTCTTTTCCTACTGGGTCTAGTGCTTCTTTCTTCATAGAACCATAAGTTTTTACATTATACTCTTTTCCACCAGGTCCAATATCAGCAATTGTATATCCAAGTTTTTCTGGTGGAACCGAAACCTTCACCATTGGTTTTTTCTTTGCTTCATCAACAAACTCTTCTCTGGTGGGCATCCTATCAAATCTTTTTCTCTCATCATCACTAGCAATTGTAGATACAAGTTTTACCATTCTATTCATAGCAGCATCTCTCTTTGCTGCATACTTTTTAGTTTTAGGAGTAGAAACTACTTCACGACCAAGGTTTCCTGCCTTGCGTTGCATCTCATTTTTGTTTCTTTGCTTGAGTTCTACTTTGCCCTCATCAACGGCAACCTGCTCCAAATAAACCTTTGAAATATCGTTAAGAATATTATGAGACATTAGAATAAGTGCTTTCTTTTATTTTTCTATATTTATTTATGAATTCTTTTACATTACTATAACCTTTATAAGGTTTTGCTCCGTGTTGTAGATTTGTATTATCACCTTTTTCAAATCCCGGAGTCATATCTGCAACATACTTAAAATACCCAGAGGTGCCGACAAGAGTATTTGGTTTTCCTGGAAGTCTTTGCTTTCTGCTCATTTTTGTTTCTGTATATTCCATTACATCCTTTATCCAGGACTTAAACATATAGTCCTGTTCGGTAACACAAATCAAATGATTGGTACCTCTACGAGTAATTTTACCAACCAGACCAGTATTTAAGTTCTCTACAATATCACCAAGTTTATAGATTTTTTCTTTTACATAATTTTCACGAAGATTTCTCATATCAAACTTTGGAGCAATCTCCCAGAGACAATATGATTCCTTTTTAACCTTTGAACTCTTTATACCCATTCCTTGACGAACTGCATTAAAAAGATTCTTTGCTTCTCCATCGTCTAATGACTTTGGAGTTCCTTTACGAAATGACTCAAAATCTCCGTCCATTACTGCCTTTCTCATTTTAGATGCAGACATACCTTCTGTTCCTGCAGCATCGGCATCTCTCATACCTGCAGAAATCACATTTATTAAATCAAAGTTATAAAGGTCTCCATTATACTTTTGTGCGAGATTATCAAACTCTGCCTGACGATCAGAACCAACAACAATATTTACATTTGAATATCCTTCATCATTTGCATTAATAAGAACATCAAAGATTGATTTCATCTTTGAGTCGTTTATGATTCTTTCGTCAAACTTTGGAAATATTTTTCTCATTACAGAAATTTTTGTATCCGGATCCAAAGGATTTTTCTTTGCGTCTTGAGTTCTGGAAGGATATATTTTTAGATCTCCTCCTGTTGATGCTTTATCTGCTGCCTTGAGAAGTTTTTCGTGTCCGATTGTTGGTGGATTAAAACGACCAAATACAATCGTCAGAGTTTTTCCATCTTCTTTTTGGTCTTCTTCTGGTGGTGTCTTTGCCTTTGATTCTGGTGCCGGTGGTGCTACTGGTGCTTTGACCTGTGTTGCTGCGACTTGTTGATTTGTAGGAGTTCTAATCTGATCAGGATCTTTTTCTCCCGTTTTTTGTCTTTGATTATAAAACTTTAATTTTCCCTTTTCTGTTTTTGCAACAAATTCTCCACGAGAATCCACCCATCCACCGTGACCATCACTTTTGAGTCCAAGTTTTCTTGCCTGTGATGATGCCTGTGATTCCGTTGCTTCAGATAGAAATTGGAAAAACTTCTTCATATTGTGTTTTGATATACTTTTATTTATTTGTTTTATTTAACCACCACATTTTACATAAGTGCTGCTTACCATAAAAGCAGTAGCTTTAGAATCATTAAAAATAACCATACCCTTTGATCCAGCATAAGATATTATTGATTTGATTATATTTTCTTTAATATATTCTTTTATTTGATTTTGTTCTGTGTCCAACAAAAATCCAACTTCATAAGATTGAACTTTATGTTTTAAATATTTTGCAGCATCAAAAACTCCATTTGTTTTATTTTTCAACATTTTCTTAATTTCATTAATAACAGAAACAGATTCATGTCTATTTTTAGACAACCATTGAATGTACTCAGACCATTTATTCATATCAACAGCAAGTTTGGTTGGATTTTTTACATAATCATCAAAAACTTTCCAATCTGTAAAATTATGAATAGAGCTACTATTTAAAGATTTAAACATTGATCTTTTTTTAGCATTCATTGCAGAAAAAGAACTTCTACCTTTACTCATTTTTGTTATAATTGAAATGACAGGTAAAGTAATTTTTCCATGGGCAGCAGAACTTCCTTTTTTTGAAAGTTGAACTTGTACATCCGCAATCTTGTTACTACTTTCAAATCCACGTATATCCAAATATTGTCCTTTCTCTCCAGAAACTTCAAATTCCACTATACACTTTTGATTAGAATCACTATACAAAACTTTAGTAATATCAACTTTAATATTAAGTGCTTTCTTTATTCCTCCAGTATCCTTATGATCAATCTCTACCATTTTAACTGATTTTGATGTTGCTTTTTTTAAAGAAATTCCTATACACTCTTTTTTTTCAAATAAATCATGTATTAATTTATTATACTCATACATTTCATCAAGATCTTCCATAACATGAATTGTTTTTCCACCATTACCAGATAAATTCATTTTTTTATTTTGATCTCTAATTTCTTTGGATTCTTTTGATACTTTTGAAGCATCAAAATTTTCCAATAATTTTAATGTAGAGGATGCGTTTCTGGATTTAATAGCTATAATATCTGCGGGATTCCATTTATCTTCACTCATCCCAACCACACTATACATTTTTTTTAACACAGAACTACTTGCATTTTTTTTAATTTTATTCCTTATTTTATTGTAAGTCCCTTTAAATCCTGGAACAAAATCTTGTCTATAAAAATTATAATTTCCAGAAGAACAATACTTTTGGTAAGCAGCATTAGCAATCCACACAGAAGAGTCTATCCAATCTTGTGCGCCAGAATTTACCCAAACATTAAAATCTCTTTCCATTTTTGAATATTCAATTATGCAACTATTTTTTATATTGGGGGAAATAGATACAAGTCCTTGCATTGCCTGGGCAAGTTCAATAGATTCAATATCTGAACCTTTATTTTGTCTTAAAGCCATGGCCAAAGCTTGTAAGGACTCCTTGTGATCTGTTCTTGGAGTAAAAGCCATGACTTCTTTTAAAACATTTCAATTATTTAGAATTTATCTTTCATCTCTCAGTTCTCTTTTAATTTCATCTTTGAATTTTTTACGGTCATCAGCATCAGAAGTTCTCTGCCTTTGAGCATCCACATAGGCTTTAGATTTCTCTTTAAACCTCTGCATTTGGTCTCTTGACCTTTGTTGTAGTTCTATTCTACGTTGCTCAATATCTTCAGAGAACTGATGATAGGTTTTCATCACTTATTATTTTTGGGGCATTCTAGCACCAGATGTATGACGTTCTACCCCAGCAGCATCTCTATAGGTTTCTCTTTCTGGTCTTGGGGATACATAACCTATACCAGGAACATTACCTGTCTGTCCTCTTTTTCTGGCCTCATTTCTTTCTGCTGCTCTTTTTGCTGCTCTTTGACGATTTTTATCGTAGTTTGGACCTTCACTAATAATACTCTGTGACCACTCTTCACTCATATTTCCCATAATAGCAAGTGCTGCTTCTTGTGTATCAGCATATCCTTCATCAAGAAGGTGTGAGAGGATGATGTCGTAGAGGTCATAAGAGTTGTTGAGTGCTGCTGCTCTTCTTGCTGCTTTGTTTCCAGTTCCATCATAATTCTGTTTCTTAATTGGATTTTTAGCCATGGTTGGAGTCATTGGAGTTCCACCCAGACCTTCCCTATCAAAGCGTCCTCTACCAGAACCACGAATTTGTCTGATTTGAGCAACATTAGCACCTTTACCTGACTTTGCTCTACCTGAAGGTGTAGAACGCTTGGCAATCATTTCTGCTGCTTTTGCTTTACCCTTTTCACTATAGATTGCTTCATCAAGTTGAATATAATTCTCATACATCTCTTCCCAAGTATAATCGCTCAGGTCATATCCTTCTTCAAGAAGATTATTTACCCAAGACTCGAATTCCAATTTTTCTCTAATATCATAATCATAAACACCAATGTATGCTTCTTGTAGATTGCGAAAATCTTGTGCGTCCATTTTTACAAATACTTTCTTTTATTTATAAAAAAAATTCCCAGAAGAGGGAAGTGAATATTTTATAAATCTCCTTTGACCCTATTTTCACTTCGGAACACATCAAAAGTTCCTTCTGGGTATCTTGCCGAAAGTTTCTCAAAGTTCATTTGTAAGACTTCCTCAAAGTTAGTATCAAGTGCCATACAGGCTTGTGCGATATACCAACAGATATCACCGAGTTCTCTCTTTAGGTGAAATACATTTTCTTCATTATAAGGTTTACCCTGAAGAATAATCTTCTTTACAACTTCGGTGAACTCACCTGCCTCGGCACTCATACCAAATGCAGCAGTCATAAGACGAGGAATATCAGCATCATTCTGAACTTCAAGTTCAGTCATGCGAGCAAGAAGTGCTGCGAAATCACTACTTGCGGGACTTGTAGTCTCACGAACGAATTCAATATATTTTTTTGTGTCGATGGTTTTTGATTGATTTTCGGTAGTCATACAATAAAAGGTTCTAATTCGGATTGGGGTAGAATTTTTTGTTTGGAAAGTTGTAAATCATCTGCTAATTTTATACAAGAGATATTTACAGTTTCTGGATTAATATTTTTAATTTGACGATATGTTCTGTTTTCTCCAAGTTCGACCAGCATTATAGCATCAGTTATACTTGCACAATCAGAAATTTTTTTACCATTTTTATCAAACACAGAATAATAATTCAAAACTTAAATCCCTCAAATGATTTTTTAGGTTTTCTTTGTTCTTCATCATTATACTCATCTTCTTTACTAGAGTCAAGTATATCTTTTTGAGCATCTTGCTCTACATCATAAAGTCTCATTTTGGCACGATCAATACCAACAACAAATCTTTTATTGACTGTTGGGTCATTATATCGGTTTTTAAGTTGCTTGACTAATATCTGCCCAAGATTCTCAAGTTCTTCTGTGGATATGAGAGCAAACATAAGATCGGCAGTCGCAGGAAGTCCAAAGGATTCTGAAGTATCGGTTAGTTCTACATCAGAAGAACCAAAACCACTCCGAGTAGTCTGTGTCGCAGAAACAATTGGCACATTAAACTCCACAGCAAGTCCACGAAGTTCTTCTGCGATTGACTTTACAAGTGTGTAAGAGTTGATGTTACTACCACCTTTAAATCTTGATGAAGAACAAATATTCAAATAGTCAATAAAGATAATATGAGGTCTGAATGATTTCTTAAGTGCCAACTCATTTAGAAGTGCCTTAAAGTGTCCCGAATGTGCAGATGCAGTTGGATACTCCTTAATGATAAATGTACCTTGTGTTTTCTTTGCAAGACTATTCACCTTTGTCTCAAACATTTGTTTGGGCAATTCATTAAGTTGTTGAATAGGAATGTTCAGAAGGTTTGCATCAATTCTTTCAGCAATACGTTCCTCTGCCATTTCAAGAGTGATGTAGAGAACATTCCTGCCTTGTAGTAAGACGGAAGCAGCCACAT